TATGACAAATCCAAATGATCCTAATTATAAAGAAAAATGGAACGAGTGGCTATCCTCTATTTGGAGCGAAGATCCTAAACAATTGGCAAAAAATCTTGTTGAAGTTAATAAAATAAATCAAAATTGGGGGGAATCAGGATCTGAAGATGAAAGTCGTGCAACAAGTATTCTTAAAATTATAAACAAATATAATTCAATGAATCAATTGCGTTCAATGTTTAATCCAGAAGAAGACGAATTATTAAATTGGTCTGAGTTTGATGAAACAGACTTTTCAGATTATCGTCAAAGATTTGAACGAGGTTTACATAAGGGAGAAGGTATTTCACAATTGCCCACTAGAGTTGATGAGCAACAACTTTCACTTCTGTCTAAGTGGAGAAGGACTTCTAAATGGAAAAAGACTTCAGTTGATAATTGGGATGATATTGAAAACGAAGAACACGAAGAACACACTCAAGAAGAGGCTAAATGGGAAGGTCAAGCCGCAGCCATGTATAATTTGTCAATAGTTCCTAATTTTATGCAATCTCAAAGCATTTCTAGTTATGGCGGCCTTTACCGCGAAGTGGGTGCTGCTAGTAAAACTCAAGATTTTTATGATAATTTTATAGACGGCGCTTCAGAAGATTTAATAGACATATTTGCAGGATCTGAAGAAAGTTGGGTTCTTGATGAGGAATACCAAGATTCTTTTTATGATGGTTTTTGGGAAGAAACTAATAAAAATTGGCAAAATTATATAGAAGCACTCAAATATGACATTAAAAAGAATTTACAAGATGAACCTATATATGAGGCAATAATAAAAGACTGGCCGTGGCAAGAAGAAGGAGCAATTGAAAGTTTTCAAAATACAATAGAAAAAACTAAAGAATTGGGATTAGGACATTTACTTTGGATTTTTGAACGTTATTATTCTGAAATTTATGATAAAGCAGAATTGATGTATGCAAATGATCCTAACTTTGCATGGATAAAAGGAGAACTAGATAAACAAATTCGTGAAGTTATTAACAACGCTGACGAAATAATTGCACAAGGGTTAGGCGCTTCAAATCCAGATTACAGTGCTGATATGTCTAAATGGTATGCTGAACCTGTTTCAAAAAGAGAAGAAGAATGGCTTGGGCCTGAAGAAACTGATCAAAATGAAGCAAGAAAGCATCGTAAAAACATTAGAGATAAGTGGAAAGTGCAGCCGGGTAAAAAACTTGAATGGGCAACTGAAGAAGATTTTCCTAAGAAAAGATGGGAATAATGAAAAAGCGATCTTATTTTGAAGAATTTAACGTTGAGCATGGATCAGATAATGTCAGTGAATATTTCTTAATAAAAGACGAAGATCAAATTATTGGTTCTGTTTACTATGCCCCTGTACCTAACGGCGACGGAACTGCAATTTTTTATTTGGGATATGGCGACAAACTTCATCCTTATGAAAATACAAAAGAAATAGAAGAACTTAAAAGTAAATATCCTCGTCTTAGTGTAGAAATTTTTAAATGGATAAGAAAAAACTTGCCGCAACCTTACTATGCTGCATTTGCAAATGAAGAATTAAAAAGAGCATTAAGAGCAGAGCCTACTGGAATGAGAAGTGTTGATATAACAACAGGAGAGCCAGTAGATATTCATATCATACGTCGTTCTAGTGAAAGGTTTATTATGAGTAGTAATGAAAAAGTTGATAGAGTAAAAGAAGCACTTAAAGAAAAAGATGATGAAGAATACAACAATGCAATGATTGATCTTTGGGAAAGTATTTCTCCGGGAATGGGTAAGCAATATATAGAAAAATATCATAGCCCCCCAAAAAGTGAAAAAGAATTAAAAGAGTGGGCAAATGAAGAATTAAAAAAAGCAGATCCTACGGGTACTAAAACAATGGATAAACCTGAACAAAGAAAAAAGAAATCATCTGTTGACTTAACTCCCCCAGAGGGCGTTCGTGCTGCTGCTCGTAGAGGTATTAAATATCATTCTGAAGGAAAAGCGGGTAAAGGCTTTGAATCTGCGACTCTCACTCGCGCTCGCAAGATTGCAGAAGGAAAAGAATTAACCCCAGAGCATGTTAAGCGTATGCACTCTTTCTTTGAAAGACACGCTGGAGGTCGCTCAGAAAAGGCTGGCAAAGGCGAAGTTACACCTTGGGATGTTGCTTGGCTGGCTTGGGGCGGGAATGCAGGAAGATCTTGGGCTGCATCTAAAGTTAAAGAAATGGAAAGAAGTAAAGAATCTTCTAAGAAAAAACGGGGTTTTATGTTTAGCCCACAAAGAATTAAAGACGCTGTTGATAATAAAAATTTTAAAGAAGCCGAAAGGCTTTTAGAAGAATATAGGATGACGCTAGATGGTAGCAGAAATCCAAAAGAAATTAATGCTGTGTTAAAATCAATTAAAAACTTAAAAGAATATATTCAAAGAAACAAAGAGGCAAAGAGTAAATGTAATTGTTGGGATGGGTATAAAAGAGTGCCCGGAACAAAGCCTTGCGCTCCCGGCTCTTGTGAAAAATGTGATAACCACAGAAAAAAGAAAAAGAAATCATAAAATATGATATTATGTTAGTATAAAGTTAGGAGATTAATGTGGATAAAGTTGCAGTAGTTATGTTAAATTATAATATGCCCGAAATTATTGAGCATAATATAAAAGTGTTAAAAACATCAGAAGTGCCGATGGATATTATTGTTGTTGAAAATGGTTCAGATGAAGAGTGGATGTTTGCTCCAAACGACGACGATATCCATATGGTTTATTTGGATTATAATTTGAGAGCCACACATGGCTATAGAATGGGTTTAACATATGCAAAGTCCCTTGAAGCATTAAATTGGGAAAATTATTTTGCCTATTTTATTATGACAACTACAGGGCAACTTGTTGAGGGAACAGATCCTTTATTGCCTCTTTACACTTTCTTAAAAGAAAATGATAATGCTGTTATTGTGCAAGCCGCTCATGATGAGTCTTCAATTGGATTTTGGAAGCATCTTAGAAATAGAGGAACGGGTCAGCCTCGCCAAACTTGGATGATGGAACATTCTTGTGCTTTATTTAGAGCAGACTGGTTTGATGAATCTAACTGGCTACACCCTCTGTTATTAATTCATGGAACTGATCTTTACTACTCTTGGCAAGCACGAAAAGATGGAAGAGGCATTTATGTCCATGAGGGGCTAGAAATGCATCGTCATAATAATAATATGTTTGAACTTGGCCGCGCTCCTGAATCTGATCCTGCTGAAAGAACTAGATTAGCAAGAAACGCTATGGATCAAGCCTTATCTATTGAGATGGGCGAGAATTGGGAAGAGCGGCTAATGAAAGAGTTTGTTCAAGAAGAATGGCTATAAGATGGATGAAAAGAGTGAGTATTATTGTTACTTTCCAACAGTAAATATAGATAAAAAATATGCTTACTCTTTAGTTTATGCAAGATACCCCAATCAACGTGAAAACCTCATCGTGATTGGGGTTATTGCTATTTCAGATAAAAACAAAGATCAATTTGTCTTACAATTTTTCAAAGATAGAGATATAAAAATGTTTTTTGAAGAAGAAATTTTAGACAAATTTGATTTATTTTCTGAAAGTTGGTTAGTACACATGAGTTTTAAAAATTTTCATGAACCATTTTTCATTGGCAAACCTTTTGTTATAGCAAGTAATTCTGCTGAAGATATTTGCAAAAAAATTCACAATAAATATGAACAAACTGGCTATATAATTAAAGATGATATAACTGATGTTCGTTTTGAACTTGATTAGTCCTATTAGCGATAGATTAATTATAGAAACATCTAGGAGATAAAATGGGTACAGCCGGTGCTGAAAGAACCTCTCAATTAAATTTATACTATTGGGAAGACTTATCAGATTTTTATAATCATATTGAACTATATAATAATTGGTTAGTTGTAGATGCTGCTCTTGTAAAAAAGAAATACGGAGGAACTGCAAACTTTACTTATGGTGATTATGCTGAAGATATAAGATTTGCAGGAACTGCCGGATTAGGTTCAAGCGCTATTTCTGTTAGATCAGGAACAGTAACTGGAGCAGGGACTTCATCTCCGGGGACATTAAGTGCTGCCGATACTCATGATAGATTTAATATTTTAACTGGAGGTACTGTAAATTGGGGCAGTGGTGGAACTACTACTGACGTTTCTTTATACAGAAGTGGTGGAAGCGCTCTTACATTATCAGGAACTTTAAGTGTTGATTCACTTGGACTTCCAACTGGAGGAAATATTAGTCAAACTGAAGCCAGTTTAGCATCAGATTCTTTTCTTCAATCTTCAGTAACAGGAGACACAGATAATAGATTTTCTATTACTACAGCAGGAAGTGTTGATTGGGGTAGCGGAGTTGCTGCAACAGATGTTAACCTCTACAGGCTAGGAGTTGGTACAATTGCAACAAACGGAGTTTTTGCAACAAACGGAATAAGTTCAACATCTGGCACTGGAGGAACAACTGTTTTTTATTCTAATGTTAAGTTAACTGGCAATAAATTTGGAGTCTTTGGTTCCGCTTCTGTCCAATCTATAGGATGGGGAAGTGGACCAAGCAACGTCAGTGCAGGAACAAAAACTTATGATGCAAATGCTGTTAGTATCGGAGAACTTGCTGATACATTAGGAAATCTTATTGTTGCATTAAGAGACTATGGAATTTTAGGGGCATAAAATGGCTATATTTGGAGATATTTCCTCAGACGAACTTAAAGATTATTATTATATACCACCATCAACTATCTTTCCTTATGCGGGGACTGCTACAGGAAGTGCCCCGGCTGGCTGGCTTTTCTGTGATGGCGCCTCTGTAGGAACAGCAACTTATCCAGATTTATTCGCAGTAATTGGATATAGTTATGGCGGGAGTGGAGCGTCTTTTACCATTCCTGATCTTAGAGGTCGTGTAATTGCTGGTAGAGACATAGATAATGGTTCTGGCACTGCTGGAAGATTAAGCACAATGGGCAGTGGTGGAACGGTAAGTGCTGTTGCTGGGGGTGCTGAAACACACACTTTAGGAACTGGAGAAATGCCAGCGCACACTCATGGGACAAGTGCTTTAACATCAGGAGTAACAGATGCTACTGGTGGGCACAATCACTCTGTAAGTGGTAATACTGGATCTACAGATTTAAGTCACACACACAATGTCGTTCCCGGAGCAGGAGTTGATCATGTTTTCTTACGACCAACTTCTCCATCTGAATACGTTAGATTATATTCAAGTGGTGCTTCTGGTCCCGGATATACAACATTGGGCCAAGGATCAAGAGGTATGAGTGTAAATCTTCTTAATCAGGCGGCTTCATTAAATCACACACATACTTTTGTAGCCTCAACATCTTCTGTTGGAAGCCACACTCACAATGTCTCTGGAAATATTGTAACCAATTCTGTTGGTAGCGGAAATGCTCACAACAACGTACAACCAACAATGGTTATGAACTACATTATTAAAGTTTAAATATGGAACACTTAACTATAGAAAAAGTAGCAAATCTAATCGGGCAATTGCAATTAAATATCCTAGATTTACAATCTTATGTAGAAAAACTAGAACAAAAAATTGCCGAATTAGAATCTAAAAACATAAAAAACTAGAATTTTGCCTGTACCTTAAGAATAATATGTAGGTTACAGTTAGAACAAGGAGTATATTTAATGTACAAAACTGCAATTGCTCACGTTGAAGGTGAACTTTCATACGATGAGGCTCTAAATAATTTTAAAACTGCTTATCCAACATACGATGTTAGAGCAGTTAAGCAATCTAATTATGGTTGGATTGCCTTTATTCAAAAAGAAGCATATCAAGATCAAAATGTTCAAGATGGCGTTCCTGCTGAAATGGATGAACTTTCAAGTCCCGGCGCTGATTCTGAAATGCTAGAAGTTGAAATTGGCGAAGGTCCAAAAGAAACTTATGGCGAAGAAGAAGAAAAGCAAGAAGGGCTTATGGAAAAACTAGAAGAGGCTCTTGATGAAGTAGAGCGTCTAGTTTCTGAAATTAAAGATTCTGAAGAAGATGAAGAAGAGGTTAGACCATTTGACACTCCAGAAGAGATGGATGACGAATTGGATCTAGAAGAAGATGTTGAAGAGATGGAAGGTATTGAAAAAGAAATGCCTCTTACCATCGCAAGAGAAAAAGAAGCCGGTGTAACTCTAAAAACTGCCTCTAGAGAAGTAGAACAACTAATTAGAAGAGAAAGAGAATTTAGAGGATACAAATTAGCAGGAATTGAAGAAAAGAAAAATAGTTTTGTTGCAAAACTTGTTAAGAAGTAAGCATGATTCAAAGAAATGAATGGGTTCCTGCATCGGAATTCGTTATAAGAGAAATGAATAGTTTGAGAGGTAAAATGTGTTCTGTAGTGGAAGGAATGCATCTGCCTGAAAAACAAGAACGCGCAGCAATTGCTTTAATTAAACAACTTTCATATCAAACGCAAGATACTCTTGCTCAATTGATTGAACATTCTGCCGGTCCTGCTCAATTTAGGTATCAAAATGAAAAAATTGAAGTTTTACCGGGAACCGTTGTATAGATTGAGGAAAATATGATAACTAAATATACAAATTGTGAAGTTATTGAAGTTAAGAGTGCAGATGAAAAAATAGAAGGGAATACAAAGTTTTCTTCTTTTGATCATATTCCTAAAGATACTTATCGAACGAACGATGGGTATGTTTATGTTAAAGTTAGGGCTATTTCCTCAAGAGTAAATAAAAACTTTGATGGTTGGCCGGTTAATGAACTTGCTGGGATGGATGAGGAAGAGTTTAGAAAGTTAACTTCTAAAATAGAAAAAGAAGCAGGAAGCAGTCTCAAGAAATGGCAAAAAGAATTAAAAGGTAGAGGTTTTTCTTTTAACAAAAGTGGTGGTGGACACATAAAGATAACTCACCAAGATCATCCAACAGGTAAAAATGTTGTGATGGCTAGTACTCCGACTGTTGAAGAGCATGAAATTGATAATACTACAAAAATTTTAGCCAAGAAGTTTCCAAAAGAAATGAAGGGCTTTGTATTTAAAGGTAAGAGATACGCTTCTTTAGATCGTCTAACTTTTACCAAAGATAGCGCAATCAAATCTAAAGGCGATTATGGATTTAGAACCTTTATTGGACGACCAATTTTTATTGATCACAATAATTCTGATCCTGAAAGAACAAGAGGCGTTATTGTAGATGCAATGCTACATATTGAACCTGCACATAAAATTTCTAGCGATTCATACTGGGGAGATGCGCCAAGTAACCACAAACCCGAAACTTGGATTGAACTTTTGTTAGAGGTTGATGCCAAGTCTTTCCCTAAACTAGCAAGCGCTCTTATTGAAGGTAAAGTCAATGCAGTTTCAATGGGTTGCAATGTTGAATATACTGTTTGTTCTGTCTGTAACCATAAAGCAGCAAATGTAGATGAATATTGTAATCATATTAAGAAAAAGGGAACTACATTTAAAACTGGTAATGTAAGCAAACTCGCTTACGAAGATTGTTATAATGTAAATTTCTTTGAAATATCTGCCGTATTTGATCCAGCAGATGTTACTGCATTATTTACTGAGCCTGTTAAAACAAGTCATACAAAAACTGCAATGGATCTGCCAGAACATCACTCAGAAGTAATAAAAGCGGTTGAAGATTTGATGGATATTGTTAGAAGAGAAGCAGAAATGGTTGAAGATAAAATTACAGCCGGGTTAGATCCATTAACTCTTGAAGAAGAAAGACCTTTTATTGAAGAATTTGATGAAACTTTTAAAATTTTAATTGATAAATTAAAAAATCTAGAAGGTTCTTATGAATTAAATGAAGTATATCAACTTTTTAAAAGATACAAAGATTTTTATGAAAAGGTCGCTGAAAAAGTAGAGTCTTGGCACGAATTGCCAAAAAAAGCCTTTGATATGTATGATCAATTAGCAAACACTTGGCACAAAAGACTTAACGATTGGGTAAAAGTTTTTGCACATCCTGCTAAAAAAGTACAAGAGACTTCACTTCTTGAAATGCAAGAAAATTATGACAGAAGTTTAAGCAATGAAGATTTAGACTTTTTAATGGATACTGGAATTGATCCAAATTCATTAAATAAAAGCAGTCATCGCTTAAAAGATGCCAATCCCGAAACTAAAGAAGTAGAAACAATTTTTTCTAAGGCTTCGTCTGTAGAAAAACAGGCGGATTCTATAACTGCTCCTAATAAGGTTGATACACTCAAGACTGAAAAACCTTGTCCTATCGGCCTAGCAGGAGAGTGTGGGCTTGATGATGAATCAGGTAGATGTGAGAAATGTGGTTATCGTGAGCCACCAGCGCCTCTAGATGATCCAGATTTATCAAAAGCGAAGGACTTTGATCGTCAGAAGGAAGAACAAAAAGATGAAACCCGAGATGAAACCAAAGACCTTATTGATCAGTTAAAGAGAACACTATCAAAAAATCAAAAACGGAGTGTTAATAGTAAGATGAATGAAAATACAAAAATAACACTTACGGCAAATGTTGAAGAGGTTCCAAGCGACGAAAAACTAGCCGATCTTGGTTGGATTCTTCCAGAAAAAGAGGCCGGTGTCGCTTCTAATACGGTTCCTGTAGCAGAAGATGGTCAATCCGCTTCTGATAGACCAAAGGAGCAGAGAGTGATTTCAGATCAGAAAAAACCTGTTGAAAGCACTACTAAGGTCGCTTTAGGTGAATTGCCACAAATTCCACAACCGAATGGTGGCGATTCTTCTCCGCAATACAAAGGTGATAAAAATAATCAAACTTCAGGAATTTCTGAACACGAACCATCACCTATGGCTGAACAATATCAGAGTGTAAAGCGAGAAGTTGAACAACCTCAATATGCCGACGAGGGTTATACGAAAGATATTAAAAACCATAACCCAAGTACGATGCCAGAACAGTATCAAAAGGTTAAGAAAACGGTTGACAAACCGCAGTACTCCGATGAGCCGGGAACTTCAGGTATTTCGGAACATCATGCAGAGTTGCACAAAAGCAACGTCGAATCTCCAGTTCTAGCCGCTATTAAGTTAGCAGATCTAGAAGTAGAACTAGGCTTAAACGACGCGGAGATGAAGTATGCAAGAGTTGCTGAGTTAGAGAATGAAGACCTAACAATTGTACAGGCCAAGTATGAGACTCTTTCAAAGATTAAAGAGGCTGGCCTTACAAAGAAAGAGGCTTCTTCTAATAAAAAATTGGCAAGTTTTCCCTCATTGAAGGGCGTCAAGGAATCTTCAGTAACAAGTTCTGCTGGTAGCCTCCCTGACGATGCTATTTTTGGCTAATTAGCCATAACTCAATTTATGAGATTAATTCAAAAGGTTTTTAGGAGGAAGATTTAAATGCTTCGAATTCAAAATATTTCAGCAGCAAATCAGCAACGTACCCTCCGCGCTTTGTATGCACAAACTCAAGCGTATCCATACGCCGCAGTTCTGTCATCAAGCACTTACGGTACTGCTGGTACTGCTACCGGAGACTTTTCAAAAGGCTCTGGAACTGCACCCGGAACTCTTGGTAACGGGCCAATCTTCCCCGGCATGGTAGCCGCACTCGCCCCCGCTGGCGAAGTTGTGTGTGTATCAGTCGGTGGAACTGCCCTTTCACCATTCGGGCTATTTGGTAACTTTATCGGTGGAGAATTTGACGAAGTTGGAGACTTTACCGAAGTCGGTGTTTGGCGCGGTCCAGCAGCCGTGTTTGAAGTGCTTTCACCAGCATTTAACTCAAACATTACTGCTCCCGATGAAGACACTGATGCAAATCGTAAACTATATGCTGACGCTAACGGTCTTCTCAACGACACAGAAGTAGATTCTGGCCCTGCCGTTGCAAGACTTATTGACTATGTAAGTGCTAGCAAGATCGTAATCGAACTGTTGAGTGTCTAAGGAGAGTATGATAATGGATGAAGCAAGACAGGCAATTAACAGCAGTGACTACGTTCAAAAACTTGCTGGTATGCCAAAATTAACAAATGAACAAAAGAAAGCAAAACTACAGACCATTCTTTCAGACAAATCAAACGCTATGAAGCGTCTTGGTGTCGCTATGATTGGTCCAATTCAAATTCGTCTTCGCTACGAAGGTATTGTTCGTAACGTGCTTGTAGAAGACACCTTGGAAAAGGGTCCACTCTTGCCTTACGACGTTCTTGATGACTTTGGACAGGCTTATATTCTTAACCAGACTGACTCAGAAATCAAGATCACTCCCTTCGAAGGTAAGCAGGTTTACCCAAGACTCTTCAGAGTCGCCGCGTTCCCTCGCGTTCGCAAGGAAGACCTGTACTACCTCCGCGTAAACGCAATTGAATATGCCCAAGATGAATGTCGTCAGGCTATTCAGCGTCAAGAAGACTCACGCCTCTTGACCTTGCTTGACACCGCTGTAACTGACTGGGCTGCCAAGGAACCAAACCGCTATGCAGGTTCTGGTGGTACTGGTTCAACCACCAAGTCAATTGGTGCTGGAAACCCACTAGAAGTTGTTGACTTCTACGACCTAGTTGCTAACCTAGAGCAGCGTCAAATCGAAACCAAGCGTATTCTTATGAATCCTGCTGACGTTCGTGACCTCTACTCATGGGACATTAACGTAACTGGTTGGCAATTCAAGGACACCGTATTCGGTGGTGGCATGATTACTGAGTTTGGTGAGTTCACCATTCAGAAGTCAATCATGATTTCACCCGGTAACGTATACCTAGTCCCAGACCCCAACTTCTTGGGTGTCATGCCCGTCATGTACTCACTTGACGTTGAAGAGAACAACCAAGTTGAACAATTCTACCGTGGATGGGTAATGGATGAGTTGATCGGAATGCTTATCCTCAACCCCAGAGGTCTTGCCAAGATTGTCAAGGCTTAATTGTAGCAATTGTTTGATATTTTTAATAAAATGTGTTAAAGTAGGGGGGATGGTAAACTATCATCCCCCCTATTTACTTTAAAGTAAGGTTAAGGAGAAAGAAAATATGCCTAAAGTACATTATGTAAGAAATCTCACCCCAAATTCCGTTAGAATTTCAGATATTAATCTTGGCCCAAGAGGGCAAAGAGATGTTGCAGAGGTTTCTGATGAGCAATTTCAAAATGCTAAATTTGCTCCTTCAGTCGGGTTATTGGTTGAAGAAATAACGAAAGCACAGTATCAAGAAAGAATTAGCGCTAAATGGCATGAGCCTGTTAAGAGTTCTAAGCAACAGGAGATTTTCCATGTTGACAGTAAGGGCGAAGAAAAGCAATTACCTGTTGAAATGGAAATAGAACAAGATGCTGTTCGTGTCCCCGTTGACACTGCTGGCTTTGCTGGTGCTGAAAGAGTTATGGGTAGCCGTCCCGATGAAGGAGATGGTAAGACTCTATCAGAGATGCGTGCAGAAAATATGGACAACCCAGACGTAAGTGCTGAACTAGGAATTTAATATGAGTTCAAAGATAAATAGAACAAGATCTGGTACAATTACACTAGGAACTGCTGGAACTGTCACAACACAAGCAGTAGATGCTGAAAAGGATAGACAACATTTGTATATTCAAACAGGTACTGCTGGATTATACTATGGTTTTTCATCTGCTGAAGTCGCAGGTGGAAGCGCATTATATATTGATGGTGGAACTGCTCTAGTAGAAGTGTGGGGCTACACAGGACCATTATATGTTAAGACAAGCACAGGTGCTGCCCCTTACACTATCGGTGAATTGATTATCTAATTTTAATTTAAGTCAGGAGAAAAATGAGAATTAATTGGTTTAGCAATGCCCCTTGGGGTCCGTCAGGCTATTCAAATCAAACCGCCCTATTTGTTCCTAGAATTAAGGAATTAGGGCACGAAATGTCTATAACTGCTTTTTGGGGACTCCAAGGTGGTCGTCTTGACTGGCATGGAGTCCCCGTCTTTTCTGGTGCATTTGATCCTCATGGTCAAGATATTATGGGATTTTATGCAAAAGCGTGGAAAGCAGATATCCTTCTTACTCTCTATGATACTTGGGTAATGAACTTAGATGGGCCACATATGGAGGGAATTCCATTCGTTCCTTGGTTCCCTGTAGATCATGAGCCTATGCCACAGGGAGTTTATGATCGCCTTAAAAGAGCGATGGTGGCTATTGCTTACTCAAAATCTGGCGTAAGAGAAGCAAAAGAGCGAGGTTTAGATGTTGAGTATGTACCTCATGGCGTAGATACAAATCTATTTAAGCCTAAAATGCGTGAAATATCTCGTAAACAGATTGGTCTTCCTCAAGATTGTTTTATTGCTTCTATTGTTGCGATGAATAAGGGAATTCCTCCACGCAAGGCATGGCCTCAACAGTTACAAGCCTTTGCTGAGTTTCATAAGAAACATCCAGATTCAAAGTTGTATCTTCATACTTTGATGACACCTGAAGTTGGTGGATATAACATTTGGGATTTGGTAAAGATGCTTGGTTTAGAGGACGCTGTAGTGGTTCCAGAGCAGTTTCAATATATTGCTGGATATCCACCAGAGTTTATAGCAGAAGTTTATAATGCAAGCGATGTTCTTATGTCTGCAACTATGGGAGAGGGATTTGGTATCCCAATTATTGAAGCGCAAGCATGTGGTACTCCCGTAATTGCTGGTGGGTGGACTGCTATGGAAGAACTGGTATTTGCTGGATGGAAGTTAGATCGCTATTCGGAGGCAATTCCGTATATCACACAGTTGGCAGCAACTCAATATGTTCCTTCTGTTGATGCAATTCTTGATAAGTTAGAGCAAGCATATGATATGCCTAATGAAGACAGAATGAAACTACGCGAAACTGCAAGAGAAGGTGCTTTACAGTATGATGCAGATCTGATTACTGAAAAGTATTGGGTTCCTACTCTTAAGGTCATTGAAGATAGATTAGTAGAATTTAAGGCTAGTCAAAACAAGGCTAGCGTTCCTGTAACAAAAGGAACTGGAGCGGGCAATCGCGCACAACGTAGAAGGCAAGCGAGAAAGGCAAATAAGAATGGCTAATAACGCTTTAATCCTTCAGTCGTGTATTAATTGGAAAGCAGAAATGGTGAAGGCTCTAGATTGGCTAGAGCCTATTCACCAAGCCTACGCTGATAATTGGGATATGGATTATCTGGCTAACAGAGAACAAGTAATTGAAACAGATGATCCTGAATATAATCCAGCGTGGGATAGAATTAAATTAATGATGGATATTTTAGATGAAGAAAGATATGAATATATCTTTTGGATTGATCATGATTGTGTAATAGTAGATTTTTCTACAGATCTTAGAACTGGTCTTGATGAAGGAAAAGATCTTGGTTTAGTTCTTCATCCCGGAGTTCCGGGGCATCCTCAACTGGGCGCACACTTTAATATGGGTGTTATTCTATTAAGATGTACGGATAGAACTAAAGAATTCATTCATGAAGTATGGAACAATAGATTTTCTGGACCTCCGTGGTATGAACAAGATGTTGTTAATAGATTGTTAAGAGAATTTAAATGGATGAATATGTTTCAAATTGCTGATGATAAATGGAATTCTACATTAAATGTAAATGATTCTCCCAATCCTGTAATTATGGCTTTTCATGGGCATGGTCAGCATCATGATGTAGATTATCGTCTTAACTTAATGAAACAATCCTATGATCATTTTAATGTAGAAAAACAAATAGAAACTGTAAAAAACCACTCTGCTTGACCTTAAAAGGTAGACGATTTACCTTCCCCCATAAGAAAGGATAGTTTGGGGCCTATAAGGTCTGCGTCCCCTTTGTACATTCTAAAAAGGAGTGACCCAGAATGGCACAAGAAGTAAATGTAAGAGGTATTGCGCGTGTACCCTTTGGTGCAGGTTCAGCCTCAACCACAACCGTATCAGGTAGCGCTGTTGCTACTCTTGACCTAGATAACGGTCAAACTCGTAGAGTGCTACAAAATGAAAGAGCAAGATTTGTTGTTCTTCCAGATCTTTACCCAGTAATGCAAGTTTCTGGCGCAGTTGCAACTTCAGGTACTGCTTCAGGACTAGTATGGCGTGCCCCTCGCGCCGGTAAACTAACTGGTGTTGTTGCTCAAGTAGGTACTGCTCCTACTGGTGCGACTTTAATCCTTGATGTTAAGCGTGTTGGTGCTGGTTCAGCCCCTACCGCTGCTGGAACTTCCGTATTTACCGAAGCAGGACACAAACCAACCATTGCAACTAGTGCTTTTGCTTCTACTCTTAATGGAACCGCTGGTGTACCAGACAATCAGAGTTTTGCTGCTGGTGACTATTTAAGAGTTGAAGTAGAACAAGTAGGCTCATCTGTAGCCGGTGGAAATCTAACCGTCCAATTCTTTGGATACTAGGAGGCTATCATGGCTACCTATGTAAGACTAAGAGGACTATCAAGAAGACCATTTCGTGTAAGCGATACTAATTCTGTAAATGATGTTAAAGTAAGATATAGTGATATTGTAACTGTTGATATTGACGATCAACAAACTCTTCGTCATTTAAGAAATTCAGGCGAAGGTCGCTTTATCACAGCATCTGATAATTATTTTAATCTATCACAGCCGGGTGACTTTAGTGCAACTTCAGGAACTGCTTCAGGGCTTGTTGTTCGCGCTCCAAGAGACTTGGTTATTAAAGGTGTAGATGTAGCAGTTGGAGCAAATGGTGGGACTGTACAATATGACGTTAAATACATGACTGCCGCAGAGGGACCAAATGCAGCAGGTATTTCTATTTTTGGAACAGTAACCGCTGACCGTCCTACAATTGGGGCTGGTGAGTTTGCTGCTTCAAGTGGTTCAGTAACAAATACCACTTGGGGTAAAGGAGACTATCTAAGAGTAGAAGTTGCAGCGATTTCTGGTACTGCTTCTAATGCTTCTATTTCAATTAGATCAGACCAGATTTAAAAACTGAATATGTATTAAATAAAAAGGTCCAGTCTTACCGGCTGGGCCTTTTTTATGCCCTTTTTCTTTAACTTAAACTATGAAGGAGAAAAACATGGCCTTAACAATACCCGGTACTGCAAGTAGTACAATGCAAGGAATTTATCCTACCATTCCTAGTGGAAATTTAACTCCAGAACAACAGACTGCTGTTGATCTTGCGTGGTTAAAAGTAGAAGATGGGTTTGACTCTTTACCCGGTGGACCTTATCTACTAGATATTACAAGAAAAAACTTTAGTGAGCAAAAATCCGCACTTCTTTTTCCTTTTGCTCTTCAAAGAATTAATTATACTTTCCCAAATCCCTCAACTCCAACTTTTGATTTAACAAGTTTTCCGTGGAGGGATCATCACACTTTAATGGCTCAAGGATTAACTCTTGAAATTATTCAGCACTTAATTAGATCGTATTCAGAAATTCCATTGCCTACAGGATCGGGTAATATTACTTTGCTTGATAGAACTACTTATCAACAAAGATGGACTGAAATTTATAAAACAGAAGAAGAACTTTTTAAAAACGAATGTAGAGTATTTAAGCGTTCTTACATGCAACTTGGGAAGGCTCGCGGTCTTGTGGACAGCAAGCAGGGTCGTCTTGTTCCAATTCCAATGCGTGTACGTTACCCACGCTTTATGGGTTACAGATAGGATTATTATGGCAATTGAAAACATGATGTTTAAGTATGGTTATGATGATGGAACTACTCCTGCTGAAGTTAAGAATGTAAGACAATCTGTTTTTGATTATACATTTAGATACGGCAATCCTGTTGTAATAAAACGTATTTATAATACAGATGACGTTGCAGCAGGAACGACAGAATGGGATAACACTTTTGATGACGTTTATGAGCAAAGTTCTACAATTGGAGATAATTTAGGATTTAGTGCCGGGTGGAATGACGGATATTTTACTTACATCACTTTAGGTGATGGAAATATAATGATTGACGATGACACTCCAAATAGAACAGGTGCTTTTAAGTTATTTGTAACTTCGGGAGTCGCACCGTGGACTCCTGCTATTCAAGACGGAGATATGATTATATCAACAAGAATAGAATTAGATTCTAATAATAAAGTTGTTATTACAGGAACTGGAGATAGATATAGGGTACAAAGAGTATATCTAGTTCCTCTTAGAGCAGAATTAAATCGTGGATATATGAATTCAGAAACAAATTATGTAGAGAACCCGGATATTATGGTTTCTCAGAATTTTGAAGCGGTTAGAATACCACGTTCTGATCCTTTATATGATATTGAAATTAATAGTGGTACTACGATAGGATAGTAATGGCAGAAAGTACGCTTAAAGCCCCAATTAATTATAAAATGGAAATCAAAAGGGCTGTTGTTAAAAGTCTTCAAAATGTTTTTTATAATACTGAAAATTATTTCCCGGAGTATAAATCTTCAGAATTAATGACAAAATCTCACATTACTATTGAATATCCACAAAAACCAGAACAATATCCTTCTATGATTGTCGGTTTTAAAGAAAAAGAATTAAAATCAGCAGGAATTGCTCATAGTGAAATCATTGACGGGACTTCTGTTGTTCAGAGATGGTTATTTCAAGGTTCTATTTCAATAGAAATCTTTGCGTTAACATCTATGGATAGAGATTTTATATCTGATAGTCTAGTAAATATGTTGTCTTTTGGAAGAATTGAAAATTTTCCATTTCGTGATTATATAGAAGATAATGCTCAGGTTGACATACAGGTTTCAGTAGGTTCTTTATCACCTATCGGTGAGGAAACCATGAGTGGAGCAAGTTGGGGTCTTACCGACCAGAGGATTTATACTACGGGTTATGAATTTGGTTGTATGGGTGGATTTGTTTCAACTACGAATAATTATGACTTTGTATCTGGATTTGACGCAAGAGCAGTTGGTTCTTGGGAAACAATAGAAATAGACGTCCCTTAGCCGCTATAAAGTATTTAATTTCTATCACATTAATAAGTAGAATATTTAATTATTGATTCAATAAAGGATGGTTAAAATGGCATTATCTTATGTGCCGCCCGGAGTTTTGCCAGCGATTGAGGTAATATCAACTCCACAGGCTCCTAATGTAACATCACAAGTTGTACCTATTATCATAGGAGAAGCAAGCGGCTATCAAACTTTTAGTGAAAATATTCAATTGAGTGGGACTACCGCTGTAAACTTTTCTAAAAAGGGCATAGACGTATCAACAAACGGAACGGCTCTTTATAACTTGGCTGTTACTGGAACCAATCCTGTAACTTTTGAATCAGTAAGTCCTGCTAATTATATTGTAGAACTGGTTTCTTCTGGGACAGCAACTGGAGATGAACAATATTCAGTTAAAAGAGCCTCTATTCCCGGTACTCCTACTCTTACTCCGGGAACCGCAGGGAGTGCAGCCGTTCCAGCAGGAACCTATCGTTATGCTGTCTCATATTTAGTTAACATTGAGACTGGTGGAGGAACTACAATCTATGAAACTGGAATCGGTTCTTATGGAACTGTAAATGTTGTCGCCGGAACTGCGGCTGAATCAGTTGGTGGTACTGTTGTTATCTCTGGAATGGGAAATTCAAGTCCTTCGGATATTGCTGCTATAGGTAAAAACATTTATAGATCTGTTAACTTAGGAACGGATTCAAACCCAAATTGGGGTCCATATTATAAAGTAACTTCAGGTACTGCTGCAAGTGCTGCAATTGGCGACGATGAATATACAGATTCTGAAATTGATGTAACTGCAAATTCAAATGCTTTAGATCCAATTGAATCTGGCGACACAATTACTTTCCAATATAATTATACTGATGTAAATTATTGGGAGCCAACATTATTTTCAGATTTTAATGATGTTGTAGAAAAGTATGGTGATGCATTCACTGCAACAGGAGAAATTAATTCTGAAGCATCTTTTGCTGCAAAACTAGCGATTCTAAATGGCGCAGGCACTGTAGTTGTTGCGCCAATCCCAGCGAATGGTGAATCTAATAATACAAATTGGGAAGATGCATTGCTTCGTCTAGAAGAAGATCAAGATGGTAATGTTATTGTACCATTAACAGGAAGAACCGCAGTACATTCGCTAGTTTCTGCTCACATTACTAAATTAAAACAAAGAAATGTATGGAAAACAGCAGTCTTGGGAATGGATGGTTCTTCAAATTCCGTATCAGCAGATACTTTAAGAGCAACTGCCGAATCATATGCAAACTCTGATTTGGCTTTAATATCACCAACAATCTTTAACTATTACAATAGTTATTTAGGCACAGAAGTACCAATTGGTGGTCAATATGTAGCGGCCTGTCTTGCAGGTATGCACGCAAGTAGACCTCTTTCAGAGTCTTTGACTAGAAAACAAATTGCAGGAATTTCCTCTGTTGGAGAAAAAAGAACTACTGTTGGTAAAAATCAAGATGGACAAGCAGGATTAACTGTTGTTGAACAAATTCCAAGTACCGGAAGTATTAGAATTCGTCATGAAATCACAACAGATCCTAGCGATATCAACACTAGAGAATACCCAGTTATTTTACAAAGAAACAATATGGTTAATATTGTTGCTCAAGAATTAGATAATCAAGTCGTTGGAAAAATCTTAGCAGACACTTCTGCACCTTCAAAGGTTTCTCTAGTTGTTTCTCAGATTTTAGATAATCTAGTAAATACTAGAAATCTTGGAGACTATCAAGCAGTTACTGCAAGATTTTCAACAAACGACCCTACAGTAATTAGTGTTCGTTGGGAATATCGTCCATTCTATACAATTAATTACGTTCAAATTTCGTTTGGTATTAATCTTACAACTGGCGGAATTACTACTGGCAATATTAATTTGATACTTTAAGGAGAATAATAAATAATGGCTATTAGAGCAAGACAAACGGGTTCCGCATTTACTGCGTGGACTTTAAAAGATGGAGCAGGCAATAATAAAATTTTAGCCTTATGTCAGGAAGTTACTCATCGTTCTCCACAGCCAGTAACTGGAGCCGTTGAAGTACATCCTTTGAATTATGTAAGGCCAACTGAGATTATTGTTCCTCGCGCAATTACTCACGGCGAGATTACAATGACCGTTCTTGAAACTTTTGATAAAAATATTTGGCAAACACTAAGAGATATGTTTAGTGGAATTCCTCAAGATATAAACGATTTAGCGGATTTCTTTACTTGGATGATGACTAGCACAGATATGAATGATGATAATGGAAGCAAGTTTGCCTTACAAAGAGTAATTAGAAATCCAAATTCAACTACTTGGAGAGTAAAAACTTTTAAAAACGCAAGAGTTGTTGATGTAAGAGATGATGAAAATGCAACTGTTGATTCTATTGTTAATCCTTTATCAATTACAGTTTGGTACACAAATCTTGAAGAAACAACAGCAACTTATGCAAATGAAGGCATTCCAGTACAAGACCCAGTTTGGGGGGTTAATTAAATAATTGGAGATTAAATTGAGTGAAGAAAATAGTCAGGATTTATTTGAAGAAATAACTAATTCAGACGAATTTAATGAATTGATTCATATAGGTCATATTGTTCGTTCTTTTGAGTGGTATAATCATAAATTTGAAATAAGAACTTTAAAATTGGAAGAAGAACTAATAGTAGGTCAAATAGTTAAAGAATTTACAGATACGATTGCTGAAGAGAAGGCTGCCGCTGTTGCTATAGCGGCAGCCTGTATTGTTTCTATTAATAACACTCCATTTATGCCTCGCTATGACAAAAGCGCTTACATAAATATAAAAGAAAAGTTTAATTATATATTAAAAAATTGGAATTGGATAATTATAGAATCAATAAATGGTGAATATGTACAACTTCTAGCATCTATGTATGATGAAATAGAGAGGGTTGAAAATTTATCAAGCAAGGATCTGAAGAATTCAAGTTCTTTCTCAGATCCCTTGACAGATCAGGTGTCATAAATAAAAAACCCTTAAATCATTTAACAAATTTAATAAATCTTCATCTTTTTGTTTGGGAAAGAGAAGATCAAACAGAAGAAAAAGAAACAATGTTTAAACAATCACTAATGCAGGCTTTCCCATCAATGACTGAAAAAATCTGGGGAATTGATAATAAAGATGATGAAGCATTAGGAGATAATTACGAACAAATTATCCCCGATACAATGGAAGATTTTGTTTCTCTTGAAAAGTTTTTAACAAATCTTGAAATGAAGGCTGAAGATTTAGAAAAGAGTTAAAATGGCGGATTCTGATAAAATTGTAGAAGCAATTGCAAGTTTGCATGAAACAACGAGAATAGGTGTAAAAGCACAAGAAGCCTATAATGAATCCCTATCTCAACAATTAGGAGAAATTAAAAATCTTTTATCAGGAAGTTCTGGGGGATCTGGTGGGGATTCAGATCAAAGAAGATCTAGCAATGCTTACACTCGCGCTACAAGAAGCGCTGAGGAATTCAGATCGCTTCCTGAAAAGGTGAGAGCGCGGCCAAGGACGCAGTTTGCCTACGGTGTTAAAAACGCAGAGGGTGATGTAGCAGATGGGTATTTAAACTTAAGAAGAAATGTTGGTTTATTAAACCTTCCCGAAGCACACAGGATGTTGCAAGAGGGTCATTTCCAACAAGCGGGATATCAGGTTGCCTCTGGACTAGTTAGTAGTCCTTATTCTCGTCCATTTACAATTCCGTCTGGTCTAAGGTTAGGCGCTCAAGGTTTAGACTTTGCAAGAAATAGAGTAATTGGGCAAAGATTAGGACAACCTAACCAGATGGGTATGCTTGGTGGAGCAATGGGTCCGGGAATTGACAGTTTTTCAAGTGGACTTGGATCTTATGTTGCAAGCCTTACAGCCTTTCCTTCTATATTTGCAAGTAAAACCGGAGAACCGTTTAGTATGTTTGGCGGATCAATGGCTCCCGCTATTTCTCAAGGTTATCAAATGCGTAAAGAAGCATTTATGCGTTCAATAAATCCTTTTGATATGATGGGTTATAAACAAAATCTTTCTCTTATAGAGGCGTCAAGATCAAAAGGATTTAGAAGTTTAGGAGAGACTTATAACGTTTCTGAAAGCGCAAAAGAAATTATGCAAAAAGTCGGAATTGATGCAGGAACGGCGATAGATGTTATTGATCTTTCTATAAAAAGGCTTGGCTTAGACGCAAAAGAAGCACAAGAAGAGATGGAAGTTTTTGGTAAAATGGCAAGGGGAGCAGGAAAAGGTGTTGCTCAATTTGCTCAAGAAACTGTTCAAGTGCTAAATCAAATGAGTTTGCAAAACACAAGAGGTCCGGGTTCATTACAAGCCGCCGCCTTAATGAGCAGCGTTCCCCAAGTCCAAGGACAAGGTGTATTTAATCTTCTAAATAGCCCTACTATGCTTGGGCTAACTATGGGTAGCATGGCTGGTCAAGGTGCTAGTATGTCAACTATGATGGCAATGGCAATGGGCGATCCATTTTCTGCTGGGGGTGGAAGAGAGTCGCTTGAAATGATGAGTCAAGGTTTGAGTTCATATAAAAGCACAGTTGATATGTTTATGCGATCTGCTCCGGGATCAACTAAAGAAGAAAAAGAAACTTTTGCATTTAATATGGCAGCACAAACTTTTGGGCTAGACGGACCAATGACTGCTCAAAGAATTTATAATCAAACTGACAAAATAAAAACTCAAGCCTCAACGCTAGAAAGTTTAAATGAAATGAAAAGTTTAGAAAAATTTGGCGTTAAAGGAATGCAAAAGCAAGCATTAGGACTTGGTGGAGGTAAACCTTCAAAAGAAGTTAAAAGCGCTTTAGATACATTGAGAAAGGGTTTTAAACAATCAGCAAGTGGAGGACCAATGTTACCGGGTATGGCTTCTCCCGGTATAACTTTTGCTGATCCTAGTGGTAGAGATAATCAAGCATTTAATATATATGTTAATAGAATGATTCAAGCAAAACGATTTAAAACTGAAGACCCTACTGAAGTTTATCAAATGGCAGAAGATGCTGGTTTAGATCCAGAGCAAGTTGAGAGAGCAGCAGATTTATATATTGCCGCAGGAAGAGCAGAAGGCGATGGCGCAAAAAATGCTTTTGGCAAGTTAGCCTCAGAATTTGATATATCAGTTGGCGGAAACCCAATGCGAGGGGAAAAAGGTTTTGTCAGTAGTGAATTGAAAGAATTATCAAAACAGAACTGGCAAAAATTAAGTGCCGCTCAAAAGAATCAGTATATTAAAAAGGGAACTGAAACTCTTGATAAAGCATTAGAGGGTGGATTAATTAAAAAACCATACTATCAAAAACAACTTGAATTAGTAAGAAAAGGTGAATTTGATATTTCTGCATTTGAAAAAAGAATTGCTGGAACTGCGGCTGGTCAAACACAAGATCAAAGTAGACAACTTGTTGACTTAACTGATGACGCTAAAAAACTTCTAAAACTATTGCCTAACAGAGAAGCCTCTAAGAGAGAAACGGGATAATAATAAATGGCTATTCGTAAAATTATTTCTCGCTCAACGTGGGGCGCTCAACCTCCTAAAAAAACAAAAAAAACTTCTTGGCACAAAGGAATTAAAGTATTTATTCACCATACCCAAGAAGTTACCCTTGGAACAGGAGAAAGCGCTTCTAATGAATATCTAAGATTAAAAAAAATACAAAGTGAAGATATGACTTTAAGACCCGCAGGCAAAGGGTTAGATGATATTAGATTTCATTATATAATAATGCCTAGTGGAAATGTTTATGAAGGAAGAGGGAAAGCAGTAGAAGGTCAACATTGTGTAGGTCATAACAATGAGCCGGGAATTGCTATTGATGGAGATTATAGCAATGATTTACCCTCCGAAGCAGCGTTAAAATCTTTATCGTGGCTACTTGATGAACTCAATTTAGATCAGAATAATTTACAAGGTCATAAAGATGGCGACAATAGCGTTAGTTGCCCCGGTGATGAATTCTATTCCTACATAAAAAATAATAAACTACCTTCATGGAAAGAGGGCAGTTCTGATTCTGATGACGGAACAAAAGATATTAGTGGATATACTTTTCCAAAAGGAGTGGCCGCAAACGCTGTTACTAGGATTGTTCCAATGCCAGAGGACGATCCTTTTTCTCCAAATTTAATTGCAAATAAAGAAAAATATTATAATTCTATAGATCCAAATTTTAAAAAAAGTAATACAAGTAGATATCTTGATTCTTCAGCATATTTTTCAGGTGGAGTTTATGATACAAGAAATATGTGTTCTTTTTCCTATTATGATAATACTGTAGAAGGAGAGCCAATAAAGAAAAGTATATGGCTTTTAGTTCCTCCAGAAAATATTTCTTGGAGTTATTCATTAAGAACAAAAGTTGAAGATACTTACGGCGGTCAAGTAATACAGATATTAGGCGTTCAAATAGATAATTTCAAATTAAGCGGATATGTGCCGAACGGTTTTTGGGGAATAAATAACAATTATTATAATAAAAGCGATGATATTTCTTTTTTTGAAGATAAAGAAAATGCTCGCAAAAATGGAATAGTGCATCTTGCTAATTTCTTTAGAGATTTCTTTACAGTTAAGAGTCAGTCATCTTTTTCTAATCAAAATATGCGATTTAGTTACCCTCATTACGGTTGGGAAGGGGCTAATGATATTAAATTAATTCCTTATGAATTTCCAAGGGTCAGAATTGCAAATGACGAGATTTTACCTCAATGGGAATTAGAATGTAGTTTAGTAGAATATTTATCTAGTCATTTTGTTTCTAAAGCAACTACAGCAGCAACAAATCAACTTAAATACAATAAAGGTGGAATTGGTTTTGTCGAATTTATTCAATGGTCTGATCCCACTGCAACAAGTGATATTTCGGTAAGCGAAGAAGCCCGGTCACTTGGAGCCTCATATGCTGAATTTGTGAACAATTTTGATATAACTGAATCTGATGCACTTTCGCAAGCAGGTTTTACCTATCCCCCAGACGTAATAGATAGGAACGTTACATCAGAAGTACAAAAAGTAATTGAAGATAGGTTTGGAATAAATGTCTGAAAAAAAGATAACTCCAAAACAGCAACAATTAATCAATAAAAATGCTGGTGAAAGAAAAGCATTTCTTAAAAAAATTTCTTATGGAACAGACTCTTATAGTCAAAGCGGTCAATTAGGATTTAATCAAGCCGCTTCTGATAATAAAGAAGAAGATAGAAAGTTTACTTTACCACAAGACACTGCTTCTTTTGATTTATGGGTACTAGAAGTAAATTATGGATATGGCTTAGTTGGACAAAATGCTGTTTCTCGTTTTTATAATAAATTTTATCCTCAATACTTTAAAAGAAATCCTTTTCAAATCAAAGGACTTTGTAAAGATGAAGCAGAATATAATGCATTAGCAAAATTTATTAGAGAACAACAAGTTAATGCAACTATTGATCATAATAATTTATTTTTATTAGAAATTCCCGGGGCTGGAGTTAGATCATTGGGAGTAGTTATGAGTTTTCAGGCTGGAGTATCTGTTCAAAATCAAGGTATCCCAGTTGCTCCAGAGTTTGTTTTTGAATTTGTTATTTTTAGAGATTTGACAGATCCTCATGATATTAATTTTAATAGAAATGCAAAATTTAGTGAATTTATAAAGTACCCAACTAATAAAACGGCGACAATAAAAGATGGTCAAAAAATTCCTGCAATTTTTTCAACAGATGCTGGAGCAATTAAACCATTTAATCCCGCTAGACAACCGTTCACTTCTAATAACGATCCAATTTCAGGAATAAACGACGGGACAAAGGGAGCGAAAGGAAGTTAAAATGGGAAGACGAATCGCCTATTCTCCAGAAGTTCGTGTTTATATACAGCCTAATGAAACAGACGATGAGGGCAAATTAGTCCCCCCTATTGATATTTCTAATGATATAATTGAAGGGTCAATAGAAAGAAGATCAAATGACGTTTCTACTGCTAGGTTTGTTCTTCAAGGTAGAAGATCTGGTGGGTCAGAAGACAATACTACTTCTATTTTATTATCAGGCAAAATTCGTCCTATGGATAGGATCGTAGTTTATCTTAAAAAAACGAAGCCAATTTTAGTGTTTTCTGGCTATATTGATTTAGTACCTTTAGTTCAGTTCGTTCCAGAGCCAGTTGTTATCGAAGCAAGTTGTTCTCTAAAAAGATTGCAATATACTTACTTTGACCCAACTCTTCCCAACGTAATGCAGGCTTTTTTGCAAATGGGTATGATTGTTCAAAATAATGATAGTGGATTTAATGTATTTCAGCCTCCCGGAGCAGATTCAACAGGAACTGGAGACATTGAAGATCAAGGTTTTCCTAAACTACTTAGTTTTCTTTTAATTGATGTGGGAGGTTGGAACCCAGATACTGTTTACATTGAACCTCTTCCTCAAGAATGGTTAGACACTGTTGAGCCAATGTTTAGAAACTTTATTGTAGAAGATCAAACTTGGGAATCAGCAAAAGAATTTTTAGATGCTTGGCTTGGGGCTGAACCGTCAGGAGATGGTGGTGGTGGTGTAGGAGGGTCAGGAACTCATGTATTAGTAGACGAAGAAAAAGTCTTGAATTATTTAAAAAGTGTTGATGTAGCACAATGGATTATTGATCAATTGCCAACTTACTACAATGTTGGGACAAAGCATAAAGTTGATCCAAGATTTCTTATTGCAATCACTTTATTAGAAACTTCTTATGGTAAACACCAACCTGCTGTAAACAG